TGGTCATCCGAAGGCTCGGAATTTTTTTAGCGTCAAAATTTAGGGGGGTGTTGACAAGTTGACACTATCTATACTGTGGGTGTTGACATATCACTAAATGCTTTTAAGTATTACCGACTTTGCAAAGGTAAAAGGCTTGTCGCGGCAACGGATTTCTAAGGCTGTGCAAATGGGGAAACTAGAGGGCGCCGTTGTCAACAGAGGAAAGAAAAAGTTTATTGACAAAGATCTAGGATTGGAGTTATGGGATAAAACGACTCCTATCGCGCATAAAGTTAATATTCCTACGCAAACAAGAGAAGAACTAAAGAAACAAGTTCAGGATATGCCAGCGGATCAGATACCGGATTTCAATGTTTCAAGAGCTAAGAACGAATTTTATAAAGCGGAGTTGGCAAGGATACAGGTATTGCAGCAAAAGAAAGAGTTGATCAGTGCAAAGGAGGTTGAGAAGAAAAGTTTTGAGTTGGCGGTTGGTATTCGTGAGGCATTTTTAACGTTGCCTGATCGGGTTAGTAATTTATTTGCGAGTGAAACGGATGCAACGGCAATCGATGGGGTATTGAGGAAAGAAATACATTCTTGTCTAGAAAGTTTTGTGGAGGCAGCATGAGTAAATTATTTAACGGCGATTGTTTAGAAAAACTTGGTGAAATTCAATCAGCCTACGTAGACGCAATAATTACTGATCCGCCGTATGGGTTGTCATTTATGGGTAAGAAGTGGGATTACGAAGTGCCTTCTATTGATATTTGGCAAGAGTGCTTAAGGGTATTAAAACCGGGTGGTCATTTGTTGTCTTTTAGTAGCGCTAGGACTTATCACAGAATGGCCTGCAATGTAGAGGATGCAGGGTTTGAGATACGTGATCAGATTATGTGGGTGTATGGGTCGGGATTTCCTAAAGGTAAAACGCAATTAAAACCAAGTCACGAACCGATAGTAATGGCACGAAAAGGGGGGAAGAAGCAAGAGCTAAGAATTGACGATTGTAGAACAAACAAACAAAAAAAAGGTCGATGGCCTGCAAATTTAATACATGATGGAAGTGAAGAGGTTGTCAATTTATTTCCACAGGTTTCGGGGTCTAAGTCAGGGGGATCAAATGGTTATCATTTTAATAAGGGAAAGAAAAAAGAAGGGGAAAGGGGCGGATATAACGAACCAGCGGGTACAGCTGCAAGATTTTTTTATTGTGCAAAGGCATCAAACAGCGATAGGGGGAAAGGAAATAATCACCCGACTGTAAAGCCCATTGATTTAATGCGTTATTTAATTAGGCTTGTATGTCCTGTTGGAAGTGTTGTTTTAGATCCTTTTATGGGTAGCGGCACAACTGGCAAAGCAGCGCTAGCGGAAGGGATGGAATTTATAGGAATTGAACAGAATGAAGAATATATGGATATATCAAAAAAAAGGCTTACTAATGTTGCATATCAAGCGGGGTTGTTTACATGAACCCATTTGCAAAAGGATTTCTAGAGGGCATTATCCCGCCGCCACCAATGACGGTTAGCGAATGGAGCGATAAGCACAGGCGTTTAAGTTCTAAAGGATCTAGTGAGCCGGGGCCGTGGAGGACAAGCCGAACGCCTTATTTAAAAGAACCAATGGATTGTTTGAGCGTGACGAATACCGATGTTGAAAGAGTTGTCTTAATGTTCGGAGCGCAAACAGGAAAATCAGAATCTGGAATTAATTTTTTGTTGTACACGATAGATCATTGTCCGGCTCCCATACTTTGCGTTAATCCTTCGCTAGATATGACAAAGAGGATGAGCCGTCAAAGGCTTGAACCTGCATTTGAAGAAACGCCAGTTATTAAAGCGAAGATAGCACCTCAAAGATCAAGGGACGCGAGCAATTCAATGTTTATAAAAGAATATCCAAACGGAATAATGATGTTGACCGGTGCTAATTCTCCTGCGGGTTTGCGTAGCGCTCCGGTTAGATACCTTTTTATGGATGAGATCGATTCTTATCCGGCTGATGCGTCTACCTCCGGCGGGGTAAGTGAAGGCGACCCATGCGAATTAGCAATTAAAAGAACTTCAACTTTCAGCAGAAAAAAAATATTAATGACGAGTACACCAACTCTAAAAGAGTTCAGCAGGGTTGAACGAGAATACTTATCCAGTGACCGCCGCAAATACTGGGTTCCCGCCCCTTGTTGTGGAAAATATCAAACCCTTGCATGGGGTCAAATGAAATGGGAAAACCGCGACGCTTCGACGGCTAAATATGAATGTTCACATTGCGGGGAAAGATTCGACGAATCACATAAAACCTCAATGCTTAGGCAAGGTGAATGGAGGGCAGAGAAACCAATGACAAGAAAGACGGCAGGGTTTCAAATGAGTTCATTATATTCACCCGCGGGTTGGTTAAATTGGCCTGAATTGGTCGAGGAATTTCTACGGTCAAAAGAAGACGCTCCATTATTTAAGACCTTTGTTAATACCCGATTAGCTGAAACCTTTGACGAGTCATATCAATCGCAATTATCAGCGGAGGAAATGTTGGAGAAGTGCGAAAAATATTTACCCGGAACAATACCGGAAGATGTTGTTTGTTTAGTTCAGGGGGTAGATATACAAGGTGGCGGAGGTACGAAAGGGGAGAGAATCGAAATCTCGACGTGGGGGATAGGTTTAGAGGAACACATGTATTTAATCCAGCATGATGTAATTCTTGGCGACGCGAATCAAAGCACCGTCTGGGAGGGGTTAGATGTTTTGTTAACGGCTGAATGGGAACACCCAAACGGCGGCAAATTAAAAGTTGAATGTACGGCGATAGATACCGGCGGATTGGCGACGAACTCGGTTTACAATTATTGCAGGGCTAGAAAAGGTTCGGGCGTTATAGGAATTAAAGGAAGTAGTCAATCAGGACAACCAGCAATCGGGCGCGGTTCAAAAGTTGATTTGAACTATAGAGGTAAACCAATTAAAGGCGGTGTTGTTGTTTATATGGTTGGTTCTGACACTATTAAAGATGTGTTGTATAGTAGGCTTAAGTTCAATAATAAATTACATTTTCACGCGCAAACAACGGAAGAATATTTTAAACAATTCACAGGAGAAAGAAAGGTTTTAAAGAAAAGCGGGAGGGGTACCCAATACGTTCAGAAAAAGAATCAAAATGTTGAGGCATTAGATTGTGCCGTTTATGCCTATGCAGCCCTTAATCATCTTTATCAACGCTTCCCACGCGGTAAATTCTTCCAAATCTTCGCTAATAAGCTCTTAAATGCCGTTAATCCCGATAAAAAACAGCGTCTAAAATCTAATAGTAAGGTTACTAAGAAGTCGTATGTCACACATTGGTAAGAGGTCGGCGTGAATATTCCGGCATCGATACGTGCGGGCAGCACTGTTAAATGGAGAGAATCAAGCCAAGTTGCCCCGTTTGGTGATGCGTTGCAAAGCACCGATTCATGGGCAATGAAGTTCTATTTAAGAACTAATACGGCTTCGGAGGGACACACCGCGACGGGTTCAACCTACGGAACAGGTTGGCAAGTTGAAATTAGTGCTTCTGATAGTTCAGCATTTGACGCGGGTGATTGGTTTTGGAATTGTGAGGTTAGTAAAGGATCAGAAAAATATATTGTTGGGAGTGGAGCGTTAGAAGTTCTTCAAGCCCTCGCCTATACAGGAACGCCCGGAGCGCTGCAAGGAAAAAGCCAAATAGAACAAGACCTTGACGCAATACAGGCAGCTATTAGAACTTTAGTAAGTGGCGGTGTTGTTAAAGAATATTCAATTGCAGGTAGAAGCCTTAAAAAATATGATCTTTCTGATTTGATGACTTTAGAAAGTCGTTTGAAATATCAATTAAAGCGCGAACAAAAAGCGGACTTAATAGCTAATGGTCTTGGCAATCCATCTTCAATGTATGTGAGGTTTAACTGATGGGAATTATTAACGCTTGGTCGGCTTTATGGGAACCAAACCCAAGAGCAATAAAACCAAGAAGAAAAAGAGAATACGCAGGGGCCGAAGTATCACGCCTTACTAGCGGTTGGGTCACAAGTACCAATTCAGCCGATAGCGATATAAAAGGCAGCCTAAAAAAACTAAGAAATCGTTCTCGTCAACTTGTAAGAGATCAAGACTATTGCAAGAATGCTGTTCGTGTCATTGTTGAAAACGTAGCGGGAACAGGCCCACGCCTTCAAGCACAAGTAAGGATGGCAAGAGGGGGGCGCTTGAATCAACGTGTTAATGATCAAATCGAATATGCTTTTAAGAGGTGGGGATATGCGGAAAATTGCGATGTTGCAGGAAAACTTTGCTATTCCGACTTAATAAGAAATGCGGTTGGCGCGTGGGTTGAATCGGGTGAGGTGTTTATAAGAATTGTTAGAGGGCAAAAGTTTGGCAATAGTTCCGTGGCTATGGGGTTGCAAATTTTGGAGGCAGATATGATTGATGAGGATTACGAAGGGAAAGCAGAAAGAAAGGGTTGGCAATGGAAAATGGGAATTTTGCAAGATGAGTGGGGCAAACCTAAAAAATACGCGCTACTTACTAGGCATCCGGGAGAT